ACCTAAGGAGACGGACAAAATTTTGCCGATAGCGGAAAGCAAGTACAAATTAAACTTTAAGCATTTCGATTTAACAGCGAAACAAAAAGATTTTTTAAACAAGGCGTTTGACAAAAAAACAAAAATAATGTTTATATCGGGTCCTGCGGGGTGCTCAAAGACATTCATGTCCGTATATTCGGCGTTAAGGCTTTTTAACGAAAATAATGATTTGGATATATTCTATGTTCGGACCATTGTGGAAAGCGCAGACAGGGGTTTAGGGCATTTACCCGGAGATGTAGAGGAGAAATTTCATCCGTTCATGATGCCGCTGACCGACAAGATGCAAGAAATTTTAGCAAGCGACCAAATTAAAATGCTAACAGAAGAAAAGATTATTTCGGCAGCTCCTGTAAATTATTTAAGAGGCGCTAGTTGGTCTAATAAATTAATTATTGCTGACGAGTCTCAAAATTTCACATTGAAAGAGCTAGTAACTTTAGTAACGCGGATTGGAAAAAATACAAAAATGTTCGTTTGTGGGGACCCTCTTCAGTCGGACATTAACGGTAAAACCGGGTTCCGAACGATGTGGAAAGCCTTTAACGATAAGGAGAGCGCAGAAGAAGGCATTCATTGTTTTGAGTTCACAAAAGATGACATTATGAGAAGCGAAATTTTAAAATTTATAGTAAATAAAATTGAAAACATCCCCAAAATTAAAAATATATAAAAATGGCTAGTATATTTTGTCCCGAATGTGGAGCTAAAGCAGCTTATACCTTAAACAAACCAAAGTTTTGTCAAACTTGTGGGGAAAAATTTGAGGTAGGATCTATTGTAGCTTCTGAGGTTCATGAAGAAGAAGGGCTTGAGGGCATTCCCGCGATTAATGAATTAGATTATTCTATTGAAATGGAGCGAGGAAAGACGACTCTTGGTAGTTTGTTTGAGAGTCCTATGGCACCAAGCAGTGTAGGAAAAACCCCTGCTTCAATCAAAGGCCACAAGACCCAAACAAAAAAAGAACTCCTTTCTCAGTCTCTTGCAGAATGCGCATCAAGACAGCAGCCAGCAATAACCGAGGATGGACCACCCGAGTGAAAAGTACGAAGATAAGGCCGATGTAATAGATAATGAGATACGTAAAAGATACTACAAATGGCATTTGCACGCCATTGCATGGTTTGACTTTGACGACGTAGCTCAGATTATTCGCGCTCATATTTTTAAAAAATGGAGCCAATGGGATCAGGCGCGACCGCTTGAGCCATGGGTAAATAAAATTATTTCAAATCAATTAAAAAATATTTTACGAAACAATTATTCTAACTTTGCGCGGCCATGTCTAAATTGCGAGCANAACCAATCAAAAGAGCAACGCGGAGATCAAATTTCAGCCCTATGCGCTTTGACCCCCAGCGGTCTCCAGTCTAACGAATGCGACCNCTTCGCAAAATGGGAAAAAACAAAAAAAAATGCATATGACATAAAGATGCCATTGTCGTTGGAGTTTCACGAGTATACTCAAAATACGGATCCTGAAGATCATTTTGATATCAGTAGGGCTACCTTTAGCCTTCATCACANAATGAAAAAAACGCTTACATCTCGTCATTACTTTGTATACAAAATGTTATTTATAGATGGCATCAGTGAAGAAGAGATAGCTCGCGTTCTGGGTTACAAGAGTAATGAAAAAGGGAGAAAAGCTGGATATAAGCAAATTAAAAATTTAAAAAATCAATATAAAAATATAGCCAAAAAAATAATTAAAAAAGAGGATATTTTTTATGAGTAATTTCATTCTTTCAAAACAAGAAAAAGAGAGGGGCATCGAACTATTCAAAGAGTTGGATGGGGATTTGAATGAAGCCGCAAAAAGATTGTTTGATGATCCTAATGAAAAAGGGAGCACAATCCGCGGGAGAGCATTAAGAAAGTTTTGGGTGGAAAAAGGATTTGAGTATCGAACAAAAGTCAAGAAAAAAAGCAGTAAATATTTTCTGCAAGACAGTGAAAAGGATTTTGTGCATCGCCACTATTGCGCAGAGATGACTAAACGGGAAATCGCCCAACTTCTGTGGAAGGACGAGACGAACCATAGGGGCTTTTACGAAAGCGCAAAATTCATTGCCCTGTCTGATTTTATTAATAAAGAATTTCCCAATGTAACTAATCTGCGAGACGAAATAACAGGAGACCGCTATGCGCCCCCCAAAATTATGACTACTGTTATAAAAAAAGTTAACAAAGTAGTTTTTAAGGAATTTGAGATTGGTAAGATAAGCGTCTCAGATAAGAAGTGTCTTGAAAAAGTATTGACATATCTATCCGCCCCTAGATTCATACAGGTGATCAACGCTTATCCTACAAAGCAAAATCGAGAACTTTTAGAGTCAGAGTTTATCCGGTCTACGTGGGACAAGCCTGATTTGACTTCAGATGAATTAAATTTATATATTAATGTATGCATGGATTACATTAATCTTAAAGAAATCGAACAACAAAAACAAAAGCTCAACTTGATGTTTGATGACACTGAAGGACAAAACGATTTAACTATGCGTTTGACTGAGATGTTAAAAACTAAGTCTGAAGAATACAATCAATGTACAAATCGTATTGATAAAATGATTGCTAAGTTAAACGGTGAACGCGCTAAGAGGGTAGCCAATCAGCACCAACGCAACGCTTCAGTATTGGCGTTAGTGCATCTTTTTCAAGAAGAGGAGGAGCGACGCCTAATGATCAAAATGGCAGATATGCAAAAACAATCTGTCGAAGAAGAGGCAGATAAGATAGAGAAAATGAACGAGTGGAAAGCCCGAGTTTTAGGCATTAGCAGACAGGAGATCATCTGATGGAAAGAGTCTGCAAAAAAATATTTCGTTGCGCAGAATGCAAGAAGGAGTTTGAAGGGAGGGGGTCATTGCACAAACACCTAAAACAGCACGGCTTATCTTTGGCAGAATATTATACCCTCCATTATCCCCGCGTAAACAAGCTTACGGGAGAACCGTTGCCGTTTAAGAAATTTGAAGAGTATTTTGAGAGGGATTTTTCCACAAAGCAACAGCTTAAAAAATGGTGCATTAAAGCCCCTGTGCCAGAAGTAGGAAAATATATTTTAGGGTTGATCGAGAAAAGGCAACTCAAAAAAGATAGACACTATGCTCCCTTCCACTTGGAGGCCAAAAGTTGTTTTTTGCCAGACATAGATACTTACAGAAAAATATTTGGCAGTTATAATGAGGCCGTAAAGCAGGTTGGCTTACGCCCTTTGTATGGAGAGAACCTGCCTAGGAAATTTTTTACTTTTAAACTGCCGGAGAACCTGAGAATTGCTATTGATACTAGAGAACAGTCTCCGCTTAGTTTTTCTTTTAAGACTGATGCCCATAAGCTAGACGTCGGAGACTATACTCTTTTTGGTGATCATTATTCTTATACTTATGTAGACCGTAAGTCAGGCTCTGATCTACATGCCACCTTAAGTAACCAGAACTATGAACGTTTTCGAAGAGAGTTGCAACGGGTTAAAGAATTGGATTCTTATTTGTTTATAGTTATTGAGTCGACTCCTCAAAAAATGATTAAGGCAAGCAGGGCATTTAAGCGAGCGGCAAATATTGATTTTATTTTGAAAAGGGTTAGAGATTTAAGTTATGAGTTTCACGGACATTGTCAGTTTTTATTTAGTGGCAGTCGAAAAATGTCAGAGGAAATTATTCCTCGATTGCTTTACAAAGGCAAAGAAGTGTGGAGCACGGACATGCAATATTTTTTAGACCATGAGTTGGATAGAAGGAACGCAGAATAGACCCCCTCAGATATGCCGCTCTAACAAAGAGCTCAAAGATATCAAAGGATTTCTAGAGGAAAGAGAAGCGAAGATTGCCCTCTATGAGTTCTTAAGAAATAATATTACCTTTACGGCAGAGTTGATGATGGGAATTAAGCTTTTTCCCTTTCAGCACATGGCCGTTAAAAGTATGTTTGAGACGGATTATTTTTTAGGGGTGTGGTCTCGAGGAATGTCCAAGTCTTTTACGACCGGTATTTTTGCCGCCTTAGACGCCATCTTAAACCAAGGGGTAGAAATTGGCATACTTTCCAAGTCTTTCAGACAGGCAAAAATGATCTTTAAGAAGATCGAAGATATCTCCATGCATCCAGACGCGGGATTGTTCCAACAATGCATTACTAAGGTCTCGAAGAGTAACGATGAGTGGCTAATGGAAATTGGCACAAGCCGTATCCGCGCATTACCGTTGGGAGACGGAGAGAAGTTACGTGGGTTTAGGTTTCATCGCATTATCATTGATGAGTTTTTGTTGATGCCTGAAAGGATTTACAACGAAGTTATTGTTCCTTTTTTATCCGTGGTAACAAACCCTACACAGCGTGATGACTTGCATAAGCTGGAAACCAAATTGATCGAAGAAGGGCAAATGGAAGAGAGGGAAAGGCATATTTGGCCTAACAATAAACTGATAGCCCTCTCCTCAGCCTCCTACAAGTTCGAATATCTTTATAAACTGTACCAACAGTTTGAGCTTAGCATTACGCGAGAAGAACAAAAGGATAAGGCTTCTAGGTGCATTATGCACTTTTCTTATGATTGTGCCCCTGAGCAGCTTTATGATCAAAATCTTATCAACCAAGCAAAAGGCACCATGAGCACTTCTCAGTTTGAGCGAGAATTTGGGGCGGTCTTCACAGATGATAGCGCGGGGTATTTCAAAACAAGCAAAATGGCTTTGTGTACGGTTCCGGATGGCCAGTCTCCATCTGTCGAGATTCAGGGCGATGCCGATGCAGATTATGTTTTGGCTTTTGATCCGTCATGGTCTCAAACGGAAAGCTCTGACGATTTTGCAATTCAGATTTTGAAGTTAAACGAACAAGAGCAAAAAGCAACGCTTGTACATAGTTATGCCCTAGCGGGAACATCTTTAAAGCATCATATTAGATATTTTCTTTATTGTTTAGAAAATTTTAATGTCATTGCCGTATGTGGAGATTATAATGGAGGGGTGCAATTTTTGCAAGCATGTAATGAAAGTGAGATGTTTAAGCAGAAAAAAATAAAATTAAAACAAATCGAAGTACCCTTTGATAAGCCAGAGGAATACCAAGCTAACTTACGTTCTTTTAAAAACGAATATAACAAGGGCGACCACAAACATGT